GTGACTACCGTTTTCATAGCTGGATCGATGAATATCAAACACCTTGATTTGAAGGTAAAAGAGCGCATCGACAAGATCATCGAGTCCGACCTCAAGGTTGTCGTCGGCGACGCTGACGGGGCCGACGCGTCCATCCAAACGTACCTCGCGGACCATTGCGCAAAGTATGCGACGGTGTACTGCAGCGGGCCGACGCCGCGAAATAACATCGGCGATTGGCAAGTCTGTACCATCGAAGCGAAACACGCGAAGGGCACCCGCGCATTTTTTACCGCCAAAGATATAGCGATGGCACACGTCGCCGACTTCGGGCTGATGATCTGGGACGCCAAGAGCACGGGGACATTAAGCAACGTCATCGAGTTACTCAAACAGAAAAAGAAATCTGTCGTGTTCGTCAACAAGGAAAAGAGTTTTGTAAACGTTGGTGACGTGGATCAGCTGCAAGAGCTGGTGTCCCATATGTCGGAACACGCTCAGGTCAAGGCCGACGAGAAGATCGGCCTACACGCCAAGATAAACGAGTTGAAGCATGAGCAAAGCAACTTGTTCGCCCATTGATTCAGGGCTGTGGAGTCAATGAAAAAAGAGCCCGCCGAAGCGGGCTCTTTGCATTTCGGGAGCGCCCGCAATGAACGCTCTTAGTTGGTGCCGGTTGTCGCCTGATATTGGCTAGCGATGCTGTCCGCAATCGCCTGGACACGTTGATTCAGGAGATAGGCGTCCGGCGTTCTGCAATCCGCGCCGAGGTGTGCGAGATCTGGCGACTGAATGACGTTTCCGAAACCATCGTAGCCGACCGTCAGCGAAATCGCGCCGATGATCGAAAGGTTCGATTTAAGTGACGCTTGCGTCAGTGCGTACTGCAGGCCGGACGAAGCGGAAGCGCCCGGTTTCGCGTCACAAGTCTGGATCGGCTGCACAGCAAAGACTCGCTTACCGCTGACGGCCGCGCGCTGAACGAAGACCGACAGATCCTGAATGAACTGCTGGATCGCAGCGGCCTGAGAAGGGACGTCTACCGTGCTCACCATATCGTCGAGCTGGAAGTTGACGACGATCCACTCGCTCGGGTCGGTTTTAAACTGATCGGGCGTGGGAGGCAACCCGTTGTTCTCGCCGATCACGATCTGGTGGAGCGTTGTCCCGTCCATGACTTGCGCCGTGACTGCAGCGGGCACGCCCCTAGCCACCAGCGCATCCTGCAGAGACTGCACCGAGGTTCCGGCATCCGAGGACGTCGCCGGCGACGACGCGGCCAAATCGCGTGCTGCGAGCTGCGCATGCGCGACTGTCCCGCTTGCAGCCACAAGGGGCTGGCCGTAGAGCGACAACTTGAGCGACTTCGGTGCCGGCGTAAGGGAGCCGTCGCCCCCATTTCCACCGCCACCACAAGCCGCGAGACAAAGAGATACCAAAACTGCAGTTGCTGTTTTTTTCATTGTGGCCCGCCTCGATGAATAGTTTTTGTTCGGTGTTGCGGCCTGGAGTTTACACCGCAATTACAGTTCGCCTGCGATGATTGAGGCCTCTAATCAAGAGCCCAATCAACTCGCCGCGCCCGAACGAAGAGAAAGTCGCTTTGGAAATCCGGCAATTGGGGACGCATTGTCCGACCAAAAATACTGTATGTTTACACAGTACTTTGAGAGGCCTATTGTGAAACTCCCCGAATTCAAACCCCCTACGCTCGCCGAACTGCGCAACTGGTGGGTAGACCATCGCGGAGAAGGCGACGTCGAACGGTTGATTCTGGAAGTGCAGTATTTGCGGCTGGTGCTCCTCCGTTTGCGCGGAGAAGCAGACGCGGCCGTCCGACTTGCGAGAGAAGTAGATCGCGACCTCATCACCCGCGAATCACCGATCATGGAGCTTCGGATACGACTCGCTCAGGAGGTCCTGCGCGTCGGCGATATCGATGACACACCGAGACATGATCGCGTCCCGAAGAATGTCCGGGAATACGCCCGCGACCCGGAGGCCGTTAGATTCGAGGCAGACGCCCGTCGTCGACTCGACCGGAAGAAATAATCCGGGCGAGTCTACACAAAGCTACTTGCCCCAACCGCAGTGCTGCACGCCAGCCTTGTTGTGGTCGTCGAGCTCGCGCGCGAGAAACGTGCTGATCACGTCAACGTCGGACGCGGCCAGGTAAATTGGCTTTACCCAGTCACACGACGTGTCAACGATTCGCGTCTGCGCCTGAACCGGCTGCAGCGCCGGTGTCTGAGCTGGCTGGGCGGACCCAAGCGCGCAGCTCGTCACGAACGGCACTGTCAGGCTTAGCGGCAGTATCAGCTTCCACATCACTTCTCTCCTTTACGGCTTGGGCGCCGGCTTGGGCGGCGCTTGCGTTGGCTTGTGCCGCGACGTCGCGCGTCTCGGCGGTCTGGGTTTGCGCCTGTGCGGCAACGGTCTGCGCCTCGGCAACTTTCTGATTGGCCTGCGCTACCTTGGCATCAGAAGATTTCTTCGTCGTAAAGGCGAAAACGCCGGCGCCGATCGCAAAGATCGCCGCAAGGATTGCCGGCCAGTTGGCACTAAAAAGTGCGGTTATTAAGGTCATTGAGTGCCTCCAGCACATTCGCCATAGAGCGTTGCGACGGTCGTCGCGTAATCGCTCAGGCTGTTGAAATCGGCTTTCGCCGGCGGATCGGGCAATGCAGGACACCGCCGTTGAGCAGCGCACCCCCCGATAGAAACAAGAATCACAATCACCAGCGCGCGAATCATTTGCTCGCCTCCTTCACCTTCCTGTTAGCCAGATCGACCGCAAGGCCGAGCCGACTCGGGGTCGGTTGCGCAGCGGAAGACGCCACGACTGCAACCGCCGGTCGACGAGCTGCAGTCACTGCGGCCGACTTCGCCGTTTTCGCTGCGCCGGCGGACGTATCTGCTGCGTCGGCCGCCGTCTCCGCTGCGCTGTTTGCGGTCACAGCTGCGCTGCTGGCTACTGCTGCCGCCGCGCTCGCAACCTGCGCGGCCTGCTCGACCTTAGGCGTGAGAGCACCAAGGTTTCTCGCGTAGACGTCTGTCAGCCGCGTGATCTCCTCACGCTGAGCCTCACGCAGATCCACCACCACCTGGTGCAGCCGATACTCGCTGTATGCGAAGCCGACAATGGCCCCGCCGGCGGCCAGTGCGAGTGCCAGCGCCCACCCCTCAATCCGACGGGCTATCTTGCCGACCCAGCGCCCATCTGCCGCCCCATCAACTGGCTTCATTGAGTTTCTCCCGTAGCTGCCGCACCTCGGTTCTCAACTGCTCGAGCTCGAGGTTCTGAGCCGTGATCGTTTCGCTCTGCTGCCGTACGCGCTCAGCAAGCGCAGCCATTTCTCGCTGCACTGCCGAGATCTCACGGATCGTGTCGTTGCGTTCCTTGTATGCCTCGTCGGTGCGCTTCTCAGCTCGATCTGCGCGCTCGTTGGCTTTTTCAAGTTGCTCCGACAGGTTGTCGATCAGGTCCTTCTCAGCAGAGTCCTTGCGACGCTCAACACCGTCGCGCGAAAGGTAGGTGCGCAGCCTGAGGGCGGTGACAAAAACGGCCGCTAGGCCGCCGCCGCCAATCCACCCCCACACTCCGGTCGAGCGCGCAGCCAGTTCATTCAAATCCGCCATGTCCCTGCCCCCGCAGTGTTAGGCGCCAAACATCGCGCGCTGCGCCTGCCATCCGTATTCGAACGTCTCCTGCGTCCGATTTCTTTCCGCCAACTCGATAAAGAACGTCGAGCGGAGTGATCGCACCATGAACCGCAGAACCGCCAACCCCGGTGCGCCACGCGCTGAGATATATGCACGAAGCGACGCGAACGTCAGATTGCCCAGGCCGCCGTCCGGAACCAGATCCGGGAACGTCTGTGCCTGGTTGTTCAGAACGTTGAGTGCGCGCTGGAGGAACTGAACACCAGTAGCGGGACCGCTCGTCACGCCCGTGTCGAGCAAATACTCGGCGAGATCCTGATCAATGGCGTACAGCTGATCAAACTTCGGTGCTATCCAGAACCGCTGTAGATACAACGCGATCGCCTCGTCGTGTGTCATGGTGTCCACCGTACGAGTGAACCCGAACGCGGCTGCGGTCTTCGCTGTCCACCCCCAACGCGTCAGGCCGCCCGCATCGTTAGGATCGTTCGTGACCTTGCCACCGCCCTCCCTCACCAGCAGATCTTCGAAGATCTGCATCACCGCAGCAGAGACCGTCATTGATCACCGCCGCGACGGATGTTGGTAATTCGAGCGGCCATCATCAACAGCATGCCGATGACAGGGACAATGCTTGCCGGCGCGGACGGGAAGAAATGCATCACCCAAGGTGCAATATCGGGCCAATGGTCCGCGAGAAGTGGCACGATGTGCGGCAGCGCGAGATAGATCGCCGAAAGGACTGCTGCAATTCGCGTTGTCGACCAGCGGAGACACTCTCGCCAATCCTCGACCAATTCAACTTTCAGTTTTTTCATATATCCCCTTTCAACAAAGTCACTTTTTGAGCGCGCATAAAAAAAGCCGCCCTAAGGCGGCTCGCAGCGCGGCTAACTACTTCTAAGAAACGATCGCCCCGCCCGCAAAGACGTAACGATTCACAGATGGCGCACTTGCGTCTTCCGGAGGTGCGGCGACGAGCTGCGCCTCGGCGTAGTCGAGGGCATTCTGTCCGTCTGGCGGCAGCCCGGCCAGCATGATCTGCTGTGTGTACATGGCGAATTTGCCAGTGTCGACGGCGTCTTTGCTCAGGTACGAAGACACAGTCGCGTTAGTCATCGTCGACACGTAATCGAGCGATACCTGCTGCACGACGTGATAGCTCGCGGTGGCGCCCGTTGACGGCGCTACATAATCTTTCTGCAATGGCATTCAATTCTCCTCAAAGTATTCCTGTCATATCGAGCACCATGAACCGGTAAGCCGATGCCTCTCGAAATCCAACATAATGCGACCCGCGCGTACCGTTAAATGTGTGAAATTCCCATGTGATAACTCCACCTGACACCGCAATCCCGCTCATGGTCGTCTCACCGGTACCATCGCCAGTGTTGGACATGTAGTGCGCCGGAAAGCAGCCCGCGATGGCAACCTGCCGGCCATAGTCCTGACTCTGCGTGCCGGGGCCGGGCATCGACGTGCCAGTGCCGTCAAAACCCGAGCCACTCAGGTAGGCACCGGACTTAACATCCATGACTCTTGCGAAAGGACTCGCCGCGTCCGCAATCAAAGCACCCGTATTGTCAAAGACCTGCAGGCCGAAGCGGGAACCCGACGGCGCCACCTTATCGAAAATGAACAGGGTGACATTGGCCTGTCCAGCCCCGATGAACTCTGCCGTGTAAGTGTTGCCGCCGGTTTTAGAAAACTTCCATGGGGTGACCATGACGTTTCCATCTGCTACGAACGCAAAGAACGGATTGGTCGCAGTAAACGAAAACGTCGTGTGCCAGTAAGTCGCGTAAAACTGCTGCCCCACGTTGTTATAGACCGTCGGAATACTTTCCTGTCTCAGTGTCTGAACAAGGCTCGCCGTGAGTTGATAGTTTGGCGTTTGTCCATCTATCTGGAACAGGCCACTATCCGTAAAAGCCTGAAATCCAGCGGTCATTAAAAGACCCCCCAGAAGAGCCACCCCGTAATCGGATTTGGAAAGTTCAGTCCGGACGTCGAGCTATACGTCCAGCTGATCCCGCCCGCGTTGATCGAAACGATCGGCGGAGGCGTCACATTCGAAATGTGCCTATAGAGGAAGTCCGGTTGAAACGACCAGAACGGTGTCCCGTCGGAAAGGTCGCTCGCAACCGAGCCGTTTGCGCCGGTGAGCTGGACCGCCCCCTTGATGCGCCCACACCGCTGGGTCGCGTCCAGCACCAGCACGCCTGACGCGTTCCATATCTGAAGACCAGCCGACATTACCAGAGCCCCAATCGGACACGCAGCGTTCCGTTATTGTCGTAGACCAACATCGTCGAATCGCTGATCGTCAAGTAGCCGCTTCCGGAATTGGCTCCGTTCATCGTCAGCGTCCCATTCTTATCAAGCTTCCAGCGCGGCTGCCCGTTCGCCCCCACCGACGTCGACTGGATCACGTCCCCGATCATCGCGTTCTGAATCCACCCAGTACCAATGAACGCCTGACTAATGAAGGTCTGGCCGCCCTGAATGACGAACGGTGACGACACTGCGCTGCCGTTAGGATCCAGCACGGCGAACCTACTTGCCGAGACCAGCACCGTGGATTCAACAACGCCGCTGCTGTTGTCGACGCCGACACCGATCCCAGCTATGTAGGTCCGCCCATTGGCTGTGATCTGAGTCTTGATCTGATAGGACGCCGACACACGGCCGTTAATGTCCGCGTACGACGCTGCAACGGTCTGAACGGCCGCAGCGTTCGCGTTGGCCTGCGCCTGAACCGTGGTGATCTGCTGCGCCTGCGCGCTGTCCGCATCAATGCGCGCCTGCGTCTCGGTTTGCACGGTCGCAAGTAACTTTGTGCTCGTCGACGAGATCTGTGCGGTAACGGTGTCAAGATTTTTAGCGAGTGCGAGGTCCGCTTCGGCTCGCGCACTCTGTTCGGACCAGACCCCTGCATATACCTGCGTCGAGCCCGCGTAGTCCCCCGTACTGCCCGCCATCGGGGGAATCACAACCTGCGCGACAACCTGATCGAGCCGATTGGAAAGCGCAGTGTCGCCGGCAGTGCGTGCCTGCTGCTCACTGGTAATCGCTGCAGCATTCTCCGTTACCGACTGCTCGATGTCCGGAATTGCCTCAATCGGTGCGAGCACATCCTGCGCGAGTTGCTCTTTCGTGATCTGGTTCGTCAGATACGAAAGAATCTCGTCGGCATCGCTGCTGCTCTGTCCATTCACACCGGCGCCGGTCGGATACCACGGGCCGATGTTGCCGGACGTATCGACAAGCCGCCCCCAGAAGAAAAACGAGCGGCCTGCAGCGAGCCCCATCAGATTCGCACGCGCTTGCGGATACGCGTAGTCGGCCAGCTTGACCGCCGTGCTGCGATCCGACGTCTGGCTATACCAGATCTCGGTGCGCTGCGTATCGCCCGCCGAGCCGTCAGCAGGAAACGTCCAGTCGAGCTGGATTGCAAACACCTGAGTCGTTGTCGTAAGCGACGTCAGCGACGGAGGCGGACTCGTCTTACCGGTGAGATCCGTATCCGTCCCATAGGCCGGGATCGACGTCACGCCCATGGCGTTCTGCGCCCGCACGCGAGCCAGATATGTGCCCTGATAGATGCCCACGACCTCGACCTGCAGGCCGCCTGTCTGATTGGTACTTACCCACTCGCCGTTATCCTTCCTCCATTCCGGCAAATAGTTCACAGCGTTTGCGGCAGCATCCCACGCGATAACCATCACGGTTTTGGAAATGCCCTGATCGATCACCGAGTACGTCGACAGGCGCACATTTGCCGGCGGCGCCTGCGCAGACGGTGGCGTAACAGTCACAGGCCGGATCTGGATCGCCGCCCCGTTGTCGACGGCCGCATACTTGCCCGGTTCGTGCTGGACAGCCGAGATCGAGTAAGTGATCTGATTGTCGTCCGATGCCTCCTGAACGCTCACGACGCGAAACAGCTGCCCCACCAGATCCGTCGTCTCTACCATCCACACTGCACCCGGCACCGGCACCGAATCGAATGCCGCTGTCACGCGCACCGCGTCGCCCTGAACAGACTGCACCGATCGACTTTGCGCCACCCCGCTCGGCATGATCACTGTCAATTTGTCGCCGGCGGCCACGATCGGTGCTTTGTCGAGCGTAATGTTCAGCGCATCCGCCACTGCCCGCACCCGCCCCCCGATGCGACGCCCGGCTTTCGCCGGATCCGCCACCGCGATAACGTCACCCGGCCCCGTCAGCGTGCCGTCGAGACCGACTGTGAAATTCACCGTGTTCGTCTCATAGCGGCTTGTGAGAAGCGTCCACAGTCCGATGCGATGAGCCAGACCCTGCGAGGTCACGCCGAACGCGGTCAGCGAAACCTTGTTCACGCCGTATCGCGCAAGACCGGGGTCGTCCTGCACTGGTTCGACTGCCGGTTTGCACTGATTGGATGGATCGTTCCATGCGACCTGCGCAAACGTGTAACGGGTCTTCCGCTCGGATCCAACGTACTTGAACCCAGCCTGCACGTTGGCGTTTGTGTACACGTACACAGGATCTGTCGGCATATCGCAGCCGGGAACAAGCTGGCCAGCACCCCAATACGAAATGCCCCTGAACGCCGTGGCAATGTCCTGCATCAGCTTGTAGGCATCGGCCTGCGTCTGGATGACCGCGTTGATCGCAAAGCGGGGTTCCATCCCCCCTTTCCCGTCCGATACCATGACGTCGCAATACTGCGCGATCTCGTACAGCGACCACTTGTCGACCATCGACGCGTCAATCAGCTTGCCCAACCCGAAGATCGGGTTCGTCGCGAATGCATAGTAGATCCACGGCGGACTGTCGGTCCATGCCTGCTTGAATGTACCGTCCCATACGCCGCTGTACGTACGCGCGATTGGGTCATAGTTCGAAGGGACACTGACCTCGATCCCATAGACATCGTATGAGATCGTTGGGATCGAGCTGAACGAGCGCGCGTCGAACTGCAGCCCTACAAGCGCACTCATCGGATAGCGTAGCTTGCGGTCAATGATCTCCGTGATCGCTTCGATATTGACCGTGTCGGCGATCAGCGAGCTGTTAGCGTTCGGAGTGAGTCGGCGCACTCGCACCACCCAGCCGGTCGACGAGATCGGCAGTTCGATGCGCACACTACGCTCATAGAGCGACGTGGTCTTGCCATCGAAGGCGCCCGACAGAACCTGCGCAAAGGATCCGCCTACCTCTGCCAGATCGATTGCGTACTCGACGCGATAACCAGTAACGTCTCCGGTCGACTGATTGGACTTCTGAAGAGCTGGCACGCCAAACCGCACGCGTACCGCGGTCAACTGCGTGTTTTCGACCTGATGCACCCACGGTGCATCAGACGTCAGCGCAACACCTACGGCCACCTCGTTTTCAACGGCAGGAAAACCGGACAAGTAACTTTGGTCCGGCGTGCCGGATCTGGTGTCGACCGCGACATTCTGAAAATTCATCGAGCCGTCGGAATTCTGCAGCGGAGTGCCGTCGAAATAGATCGACTGCAGCCCGTTCACCAGACCGCGTATCGGCCCCTCGGAGATCAGGTCGAGAATGCGCGCGTACGCGATTGAATGAAGGCTGTCAGGCGACTCCGTTGGCGTCGAGCCGCCACCACCACCTTTAGACCCAGCTAGGTTCACCATCAGGTTTGGTCCTCCGCATAAATGCCGGAACTGATTCGCTTCGAGCCGCACGTGAAACGGCCAATGACAACCTGCACGACATCACCCTGTGCCGAACTGTTCACCGGTCCATTGAAGTAATACGACGTGCCGTTATCCGGACCCGTGCCATTCAGGCCGGAGACGTGCGGGCTGAGCAGTTGCGCGACGCCGCCAAGTGCCATCGCGGCGCCCATTGCCATCATGTTGCCGCCGTAGGGGTTGCCGAAGTACGTCGAAACCGCCCCGACTGCAAACAGCACAGCGCCGAAAATCGTCTGGAAAACGCCACCGCTCTTGCTACCGATAAGCACGGGCGCGATGCGGATGTCATCGCCACGGCCAACCGGGAAGCCGAGCTCTTTTTCGGAGAGGTTCTGCTTTCCCAGAAAAACGGCGAACGTCAAACCGTTGTCCCTTGCGTTGATCACAAATTTTTTGAACCCGGGCAACACTATGCCGAGGGCGCGCATCGCCTCAGCCGTCGACGACACTGCCATACGATGAACGCGGCCGAATCTTGCGCCAAGTACGCCATACAGGCGGATTGTTCGTAGCTGTTCTGTCATGAAGTGACCTCCTCATACCGAAGAACCGTCCGAAGGCACTGCGCCCACATACCGCCCCATACGGCTCGACCCGAAAGCCGGCCGTGCATGTGATGCAGCATCAAACCGTCACCCAGGTATATGCCGGCATGATTCGGCACGTCGTTCTTACTGCGGATCTGCATCAACAGGACGTCACCGGCCTGCAGCGTCGCGGTCGGCCCAACGTCGACGAAACCGGCCTCGCGATAATGGTCGAGATACAGATTTGACGTACCGTCTTCCCACCAGTTGTCGCTTCGCTCGAAATCGGGAAGCAGGATGCCGCGCTCTAGCTGGTAGTAACTGCGAATAAGGTCATAGCAGTCGTGCACGCCGTGCACGAACTGACGCCCCAGCAACGGCGCCACATAGCCTGACGGCCCGAACTCGAACCACTCATCGATCGCCGTCGAGCCATCCGACTGCACGCCAAGGGAAACGATCACCCACTTGTCGACGCCGCTCTGCTCACACGTTGCCCGATCAGCACCGCTTGGCCGCGCTCGACCACCAGGGTGCGAATGCACCACAGCGAGGACCGGCCCCACATCTTCCGCGAGCGCGTAATCTTCGGGCGACAGCCTGAAGTCTTCCGTGGGACGAGCCGCGATGTTTCGACACGGCACGTAGACTTCGTGCCCGTTCTGAAGCACCACAAGCCCGCAGCACTCGCGCGGGTATTCCGCGAGCGCGTGGTCCGCGATCGCACGCTTGATCGTGTCGTTCATCAGGAGAGGTTGTCGCTGAGAAAGCCGCCGAACGGCAGCTCGTTGTTGACGCCGAAGCGGCACTCACAACCGCTTGTCTTCATACTGCAGCGATCGAGCGCCGGATCGTCGACCGGGTTGTCATTTCCGTCAAAGTAACTTGTGCCGGTATAGCCGCACACAGCATCGCGATATTTCCACTGGCATATGCTGACGATCTGCCGCGACGGTGCCTGCTGCCCGCCAAAATCGAGCGGCGACGAGAGCGTGAATTCGACCGTAAGCCCAGGTTGCTCGCCGCTTTTCTGCTCGATCCGCCACACTTCGATCGCCATTTCAGCAGTCGGATCAGCGCTCGCATTGCCACCCGGAAAGTTCGCCGCATCCAGATATTTCGCGAGCGTTCGGTGCCGGGTCACCTTCGCCCCGACCAGATCATCCAGGTATACGCAGAGCGCAGATATGGTGCCGTTGATATCGCTAACCGTCAGCGTCGGCGACGGCTGCTGGGCGTCGGAGGTTCGTTCAAAGCCAGAACCTTGCACCGGCCAGGGCTTGTACTCGTTCGACTGCCAGATGACCGACGTCGACTGCAAGTGCGCATGGAAGCGCAGCACGTCGCCCCCGATCGCAGTGCAGTCGACTTCGAAAAGCTCAATAAGCTTGCCGGGTTCTAGTTGCTGGATGTCTGCACTGATACCCATCACAGTACGACCCCGGTAATTGACGGATTAGCAGGGTAGATGCCATCCGTGCCGCCACTCCGGAACGACTGAAGGCGCACGGTATAGGTGTGTCCCGGAGTGATTTGGGCGTCAACAAACACGTTAAGATTACCGTAGCAGTACGCAGCGCCGGTTCCAAACGTGCGAGTTGTTAGATTTGCCGTGTTTGAGTAAGCAGCGACACCTCCTGCTGTTTCGTCAAATAACACAAGCTGGGCCGTCACCGTATCTCCTCCAACCGGCGCGCCCGCGCCGCTTGTGTTGAAATTAATACTACCTCTAACAGAGACTAAGCCTGCGCCGCCAGCAGCCGGAGCCACAAAAGTGGCGTATATAGCAATAGCGGGCGCGGTGGTGAGGTTCGCGAGAACTGGAGTGCTGTTACCAACAATTACGCTTGCCTTGTTTTGCAGGTAGTTGGCAGGTGTGAAATTGCCGCTATCCCAAGGCGTCTTACCCGCAAAGGTGGGACGACCGGAAAGCGCGGGAGCCCCCTGTAGATACGCAACGCTCGTCTCTTGTGAATAAAGTGAGGCCACTGTACCGGTCTCTACCTTGAGATTACGTAGAGTGATACCAAAAGCGGGTGCGGTTACGGCGGACGCGAAGTACAAGTTAGCGCGGACGGTCGCAGTACCTGCCGGTGTAGTACCGGTAAATACGTAGCGCGTGTTTGTCGTCCCATTAGGGATTACCTGGCTAACGAAGTCGCTTATGTACGTACCGGAACCATTCCACGCGGTCAGCTGTAAGCGCATCGACCCGGAGGTAATTTGGTTAGCTATATCCACGCCAATGGTAAGGGCTACGGACGGACCTACCGAAATGACCGGCGCTAGCTGTTGTGCAGCAGAGGCCGCAGACAGTGCGAGCGGATTACCAATGTATGTACCAAAGCCTCCGACGCTGTCCACTAGGGCGGAGAAGGCTGACGTTAGCGACCAGCCTACAGACCCTAACTCCCCCGTACCATTAAGTTGCAGGTTCGGACTATTGGCCCCGCTAATTTTCCCCGTTACGTTAAGCGTCCCGCCTACAGTCTCGTTGCCGTTGACCGTGCAATTACCATTGACCGTTTCGTTATCGGAATTGGTACGGCCTCGCATCAAGACGGACCAGGTATGCACTCCGTCCACGTCCATTAGCGCCGTTTCGCCGGGATTTAGCTTGGAAAGCGCCACCGTATCGCCCGATCCGGTCGCGATCGCGAGTGTCACTACAGTCGTGCCGACGTTGCGCAGCAAAGTTACTTGGTCCGCCGCGCAGGTGGCCGCAGCGGGCAGGTTGATCACACCTGCACTCGGAAGACTGATATTCACTCGCTTGCCAATGTGGGCACCGACGGTAAGCGCCTGGGCGGCTGTAATAACGGCCGCCGCACTGGTAAGCGTTGCTTGCGCATTCAAGACATCGACGTTCGAATTGGATTTTGCGTTGGCATCGCGATTGGTATCGCCATCCACCGCAGTCGGCGGTGTGCCGAGATTCATTTTTACGAGTGATGTCATAGTACTCAGGTGGCGAAGGTTTGATCGAATTGCGCCGTCATGGTGTAGACGTCGCCGTCTTTGGTCGGCTCGGTGTACTTCTCACACGTGAATAGCGACTGCGCACGCAGGAGAGGCGTCCAATAGAACGCCGTGGCGCCAGCGTGTGCGTCGAGGAAAGCCAGAATCGCGCTGAGTTTGTCGGCAGCGCCAATGAACTGCAGTTGATAGGACGACGACCGGTTGTTTAAGCCGTCGGCAACGCGCTGCGCGTATCCGTCTCCGAACTGTGCTTTCCGCACCTTCAGCGTCGCGTCGCCAGACAGCCCCGCTACAGTAGGAACCCAAATGAACGTATCGGTCATCCCGCTATCCCGTTTTTCATTTTCCAGAGCGCACCACCCTGCTTGCGCTCATTGACGACTACCGCGCGGATCGCCGCCGTGATTTTCCGATCGAGGTCGCCGGCATTTTTTTGGTTAGCGCTTCCGTCCGATCCCCCCTCGACGGTGATCTGCGGAGCGATGGTCAGGTCGCCACCACGCGCCACCGTCGACGTCGATGCTGCATTACCGATATAGCCGCCTTGGGCAAACCGCTGCCACCCATTGACAGCACGCCCGTTATTCATTGCATCGAGGTTCGAAACCCCAATGCGGCGCACTGCCTCGGCTTTCATCATGTATTCGCCGTTCGATGCCATCACGGGGATGCTGTCGCTGGTCGACGTGCCCGGCCCTGAGATCGCCCCACCGTCAGCCAGGTGGAACGCGTATGACGCCGAGCTCGCCGCTGCCGTTGACGAGTCGCCAAAATATGAGCCGAGCGCACTCTCCGCGTAACTGAACAAACCGGAGATCGCTGCACGTGCCTGCATGCGCGCGATGTCGGAAATGACGCTGGTGGCCAGACTGCTGAAGCTGATCTTGCCGGTCGTCACGAAGGTGGCGAAGGCATCTTCCATGCCCTTGAACGCGTCCTGAAACGTGGACGCCGTCGACGCGGCGACGTTGCTTGCCGAGTCCGCATAGTCAGCAATCGCGCGCTTTGCGCCCGTCGTCCAGTCCGCGTTGGCAGCACGAATGTCTGCGGACGATTTTTGCGCGATCACGACTGACTGGTCATAGTAACTTTGGGTCGCAGCCAGCTCGGCGGCATACTGATCAGGTCCGATCCGATGCTCAGTCTGCTGTTTGGCAAGGTCCGCGACCTTGCGGTCGTAGTCCTGCCGCAACGCAATCTGCCTGTCGTAGTCGGCCCGATCGTTCGTTCCCATACTCAGACCGGCCAGCGTCGTGTCAGCAGCCGCCTGCTGCGTCACTAGCTGCTGCTGCAATGCGTCGGTGTACACCTTGATGTCCGAAGCCCGCTTGGCGGCCAGCTTCGCTGAATCGTCGGTGTACTGCTGATCGTTGTCGGCGATTTTTTTACGCGTGGCTGCAATCTCGCCGGCATATTTCTCCATCGCCGACTTCTGCTTTTTGCCCTGCGCAATCGTCTCCTCCTGCTGCTGGATCGCGAGCTCGTTGTTAAGCGCCTTCTGACGCGCTTCGTGCGATTGCCGCAACGCATCGTCCTGCGTGATCAATCCCTGATCCAGCAGGCTCTTGATATGGTCGAGCGACGTTTTCAGACCAGTCTCAACAGCCTTGTCCTGCGCATCGAGCGCGGTGAGCTGCGCATTGATTGCATTCTGAGCAGCCGCTGCAGCTGCGGAGGCCGCTGCCTTGGATCCGTTGCGGCTCTCGAATTCCTTTTCGATCTGCTGCAGGTTAGCTGCGTGCCGCTTCGACGCCGCCTCATATTGCGTCGACGTCTTGTCCAGATCGTTGATTGCTGCCGCGTAGTCGGCGTTTTCCTTCTTCACAGCAAGCGTGCGCTGATCTTGTGGCGTCGCGTACTGCGTGCTGTTCAGATACTTGTTGACTGCGACGGCAGCATCGCCGCCCTTCGCACGCGCCTCGGCATCGCGCGTGGTTTTGAACTGCACCGCCTGCTGATCGCGCAACGTATTCAGCGTCGCTGTTTCGACTGCGAGCTGCTGCTTGGCCTGGTCAAGACTGAACGACGACGCCCCCTGCAACTGGTCGACATTGTGTTGCGCGGCCTGAACGCGAGCGAGCTGGTCACCGATCTGCTTCGTCATGCTGTCAGGCACGCCGATATCCATGATCGACGCCTTGACGCGGCCGATGATCACGCCCCAATCGTTCCACCACCGCATGACGGTGCCGATATTCTTTTCTGCCGACGCCGCGACCGACTCATGTGCACTGATCAGATCCAGCATCGCGGCCTTCTGCGCGCCGGCCGCATCGCCGGCGCGCACGAACCCCTCGATCTCCTCGACCTGGGCCGCTGAGAATGTGTGGTGCTGCTCCTGATACGTTTCGAGCCACTGCAGCACGTTGTCGTGCATGCGCGTCAACGATTCGACCGCCTTGTCGGCGCTCTCGCCGGTATCCTCACCCATCGCGATCGCAGCACGCCCCGCAAGCGCCAGGTCGTCGCCGGTGAAGCGGCCGGTATTCGCGACCTGCGCAAGCACGTCGCGGGCAGCCGACAGCGACGTGTGCGTGTCGACCATGGTGTTTGACAGGTCGATGAAATCCGACGCAGTCAGCCCGAGTGCACCGTGCGTGCTGGCGATTGCCTTCTGGAACGCGTCGTACTGCTGCGACCCGTCATAGACGGTTTTGAAGAACAGCGCCGCAGCTGCAGCAGTCACACCAAGCCCGATGCCCAGCGGGCTCATGACGAGCGAGAGCGCATCGGTTCGCTCCGCAAGGACGAGCAGCGAGCCGCCCAGCTTCTGATAACTGCCCTGCGATGCCTCATGCGCAAGCACTGCGAGCTCGCGCCGCGCGGCCGTCGAGTTGAGGCTAAAGCTATGTGCGGCCTCGCTGCCGTGCGTTGACGCCGCAGCCGCCGCCTCGATCTTTGCGATCGACGCTGCAGCCGCATCCGATACGCCGAGCTGCGCCGCTTTCATCCGAAGCAATTCTGCCGTCGTCTTGCCGGCGGTATCAGCCTGACGCGTCAACGACGAAACGAACTGGTTGATCGATCGCGTCGATGCATTGCTGCCGTTCGCGGCCGCCTCGGCGATCGCCTGCTGCGCAACTGCCGTGCGACGTGCAGCGTCGTCCTGCGTCTGCAGAAAGGCGTTCGCGGACCTGGTCGCCCGCTCCAGCTCCGCCGTGTAGCCGCTCGCATCCGCTGTGACGCGTGTTACGGTCTCATTTGCCATTTGCCGCCTTCAATTTTTCGTCAATGACCTGACGCACAGCCTCTGCCGCTGCGGTTTTCTTGGCTTCGAAAGCCGGTCGCATGAATGGATTCGCCGCAGAGTGCGATGTCCCGTACTCGACAAAACGCAGGTAAAACGCCTTCTTGCTCCACGTGACGATGTATGAGGCGATCTTTCCTGCAACCGACACCTCTTTGTCGTACGCAATTAGCAGCGACGTCTTGCCGGCGCCGGAATCGACGGGAATGCGCAACTCCATCTCATCGAGGATGACCCGGGCTCCCGCCACCGCAGCCTGCCGCAGTGTTGATTCGCCCATTGCCTCATCAAGAGCACGGAGCTGCGCGGTGAGCGCATCCGGATTAGCCACTTCAAACGGTTTTCTTGCCACCTGGAACGACCCCGAAGAGCGCTGCCGAGATCAGGTTTGACTGAGCTTCCTTATCGGCCAGCAGGACGGGCTGCGCATCGTCGTTAGCGGCGATACGCTCGGTTGCCCATGGGATGAAATGCAACGCGCCGAACGCGTTCGGATGCGCCTTGACGTTGCGGTTGACGTTATAGATGGCGGAAGTGATCAGACCCGTTCGAAGGTCCGAAAAGCGCTCGCCGAATGGTTCGATGTCGTAATACGCGAGCCATTCGGTGAATTCAGCACTGTCGATCTCGCGCATCGCACGCGAGACCGACATGCCAAGTTCCTTTGCTAGGCGGAACCAGAAGAGCCGCTCGGGGCGGCCTCGGAGTTTTTTGCCGCCTCCTCCACTGCTGCAGGGCCGAAGCCGTTCAGACGCTCGGCGATCCGTCCAACGCGAGTGAGAGCTGCCGAGCTCTTGTCACGCAGCCAGTCGATATCATCCGCCGTGAAAAGTGGCTTTGCATCGTCGCCCACCACCGTCGCCACAAGCAGCGTCGCCTGGAAGTAACTGACCGACTTGTCGCCGGCCTGCATGGCGACCTGAAAAACATCGCGCGATCGACCGTCCATCACGATCACCGTGACGTCGCCGCCCCACTCGGGCACCGACACCACTTCCGATTTCAGGTCAACCGCCGCCTGGATCTGTTCGCGTGTCAGCATGGATTAGCCCCCTTCTGCCGGTGCCGCCGTGACGACGTCGCCGCTGATCGTCAGTGCAATGGTGTTGGTGAGCAGTGCATCCGTGCCACCCGCGATCGGAAACGACTTCACCGACGCCGTGAAGGTGTGCGTATAACCATTGGGAAGCGTCAGCTTGTACTGCTTCTGGGTCGATGCACGCTTCGAAGCAAGCATCGCCGCCTGCCCCGGATCGGCGTAATCGATGTTGGCGTCGATCGAGAACGAGCCCCAATCCTGCAGGCCGAGCAGGCGCTCTTTCGCGGTCGAGTCGAGATCGGTCGTGTCGAGCTCGGTGGCCGAACCATCGAAGCCGCTATAGCTTTTGACGTTCTTGACCTTGGTGAAGACCGGCGCAAGGTCGGTCCCGGTGTTGATCGCGAAGGTTGTCCCCTGCGCGGAAATTGCGGAGCTGGTCATATACAGATCCCTTTAGGTTGAGTACCAGATTGAAATGTCGAGGCGCGAGCCGTATAGCTTCGTATCCTCTTCGTGCACGCTGACCGGCTCGCCGATCGGCACACCCTTGATTGCGTCGCCGCACAATGCAGCCATCGCCAGATCCATCAGAGCCGTCGACGTCTCACGGTCAGCAGACCAGGCGTTGACCTGCATGCGGCAATTGCGCGTGGTCGATATACCGTCGAGCGTCGTCGAGTCCGCACCACCGACTGACTGATACGTCATATACGGTCTCGGCGTGTTGGCGGGCGCGACGTCGGGAAAGACGCGCTCCTCGACGAGTGGATCGAGCGCCGCGCGGACTATTGCGTTGATCGAACTAGCCACGCTTCACGCTCCGATCCGGTTCCTCGGCCAGATATTCGCAACGCACCTTGACGGGCTCGTCGATCGCAAACCGCACCTCGAACGACAGCGCGTTTTTCGGAATGCCGAGCTCGTCGCGCAGGAGATCGCTCAACTCCTTCCCGGTCCCATGGCTGGGCGTAAGTACCTTGCTACCCATTGTTGACTCCCGTTGTGCACGCGAGGTCGACGTGATCCCGCCCCTCTTCGTCGGGCAGCACGGCGATGATGTCAAACACCTTCGCGCCGTAAAGAACGCGCATGCTCGCGCTCAGGTCAGTCCGCCAGCGCACGCGGATGCTTGCCGTTGCGCTATTCGCCTCGGCATTCGACGTCAGGAACTGACGCCCATTCAGATACCGGATGTCCGCCCATACCGTGTCGAAATCCGTCCAGCCGGTCGAAGGCTGCCCGGCCGGATCGCGGACCTCGCCCGGTGTCTGGATCGTGATTCGATGTTTAAGCTTGCCTGCGCGCATATCACGCCACCGGAATGCTGTAGGGATCGAGAAGCCCGTCCGCAAACCCCAACTCTGGGATCGGCTGACCGGCCGCGTACTCTTCACGGTTCTCATACAAAGCGCCGAGCCGCAGCTTGATCCAGCTGATGATCGGCGCCGGAATCTGCGCAGGATCGTCCCAGCCGGCGGCATATGTGACGACAACGGCATCCGGCTCGCGCGCGGTGTGCGGCCACGGACCACCAACCGGACGGAGCAATGCGAGCTTCTCGCCGACGACTGCCAACCGATATGCAGACGGGTCCATCGTCACGCGCTGCAGCGTCGCGTCGAGATAGGTAACCGATGTAATCGCCCTGATCGGCGGATGCGGCAACACGATGGAATCGGGCGAACCATGGCATCGGGCTCGATACCAGGCAGGATTGAAGGTCAGCCCATGATGCAGATGGCCACTCTGCTCGAACCACGGATGACGAAAGCTACTTTGGGTGAGCATCCATGATTGCGGCAGGATGCTGCGCTGCATGCTCCGTTCGCATGCGGTACGCGCGGAAGTAATCATCGAGCCGATCAGCACATCATCATCAGTCCCGTCGACGCGCAGATGTAGCTTCGCTTCGTCGACGCTGACCGGCTCGGTGACCGCCCCCCCCGCGACACGGGAGAGGCCGACCGTCATTGCTGCGCCGCCGGATCCGCTGCGCCGCCTACACCCGGGATCTGGGCTTGGCCATCAGCTTGTCCGTCCGCCGTGCCTTGCGTTGATACCGGCGCAGCAGCACCGCCGGTCGCAGCTGGTTGCAGTTCCGCAGGAACGAGCGCAGCACCCTCCGGTACGACATGCTCGATCGGCTCTCTGCCCAGCTCGTCGCGCGCATAGGCGACAGCGTCCGGATCTGAGTCTGCGACACCCGACTTCTCATGGGCAGCGGCGAGCTTGGCCGGCATTGAGACGACGTCATTGCAAAGATAATCAGTCGTGTGAATCCGAATCGCCTGCAGGATGCGAACGAGTACATTTTTGGTAGCCATAAGGCCCTCATAGACATACAGGAAAGAAGCGACGTGCAGCAATGCCACACGTCACGCACACCAGACAACCGTGATCAGGTTGCGGAGTTCTGGAAGGTCTTCGCGGCGCCGCCGACGTCCGTCCATGCACCGCCCGAACGCATCCAGGCGAGGAAGCCGACCTGCCCCTTCGATGCGTATGCGGAATCGGCGAAACGGAAGAGCGTCACGCCCATCACGTCGCGGATCTTGTAGTACGAGAAATCGCCGAATGCGATCGGCGTATTGCTCGCACCCAGCACCGGCGCATCGTTGTTGATCTGGATATCGGCGCCGAGCAGTTGGTCCGGCGCACCGGTCACGATGCCGTCGTCGTAGTTCGGGGTCCAGATCGGACGACCGTTCTGATCCTTCAGCTTGCGGATCACCTTGCGCGTGCTCTGGTGGAACATCCACTTGCAGTTCGGGCCGGCATACGCCTGATCGATCGACTCCTGCAGATCCACCAGATTGTCGAACGTCACCGTCGTTGCGCCGCCGGTCGCAGCCGTCACGCCAACGCCGAGCGACGGGAACAGGCCTTTAGGCTTGTTCGTGCCATCACCTGCTGTGAAGTGATTGTTGGTGATCCGGCCGAGACGCGTCGCCAGCCGGCTGCGCACGAATGCCTCGATGTCGACCTCGGAGTCCTGCAGCAGCTCGAGCGGCACAGCAACGATCTTCGAGCTGTACTTGAACGGCGACAGACCCACCTGACCGAAGGTCGGATCCTGACCGGTCGCCTGTGCGTTCTGCCCGACGATTTCGCCGACCTCCGCCGTGCCGTCACTCGTCGGGAAGGACATCGGATTGCCCTGCGCGGTCGTAAATACCTCGGCAACCTGACGCATGCCGCCGAACGACTTGAGCGCCTCGATGATCGCCTTCGCGACATCGGTCTGCACGGTGTAGCCGCCCTGCGTCGGCGTGTCCGTGCTCATGGTGTTGCGGATCGCCGTCCACTCGGCGGCCGTCAATGCCGCTTCGCCACCACGCAGCCAGCGCGCGTATTGCTGCCGCGCTGCAGACGGTTGACCTTCGCCGCCATTGCCACGGCCATCGGCGCCGGCCAGAGCGTTGAAACGCTGTTCGGCGTTCGCGTCGAGCAGACGCTGCTCGCGCTCGATCTGCGCGTCGACGTCACGCAGTTTGTTGTCGAGCTCGGTCCACTTCGCATCGCAGCCGTCTTCCTTCCACTTGCCTTCTGCGTTGTTGTCGAGCAGATTGCGCATTTCTTTCGCAATTTCATTGCGCTGCTCTCGCAGAGCCTGAATCGAGATCATATGGTTCCTTTCAGAATGGTTGTTACAAATGAAAAGGGCCGCACACAATGTGCGGCCCTCATTCGCCCCAGCGAGAGCGCTTACGGTGCGATTCGTTCGAGCATCGCCATGCGACGCTCCAATGTGCTGCGATCACGCACAGGTTCCGGAGGCGCCGGCGGCTCGGTGAGCGCCTTGGGCGCATTCGCGTATGCCGACAGGTTCCAGCGTCCGGAGTTTTCCGTGCCGGCCGTCGCCGCGATGCGATCGGCGAAGCCCATGTCCTTCGCCTCGGCGGCGGTCAACCATGTTTCCGCTGTCATCAGTGCGAGCAGCTCGTCTTTCGGCTTGCCGGTGCGTGCGGCATAGTCGTTGACGATCGATTGATCGATCTGGTCGAGCAGCCCGGCCGTCTTGCGCAGATCATCTGCGTTGCCCATCTCGATCGTCCACGCCTTATGGATCATGAAGAATGCGCCGTCCGAGATCTCGACCTCATTCGCAGCCATCGCAACGTAGCTGGCCGCCGACGCCGCAATGCCGTCGACGTGCGCGATGATGTTCGATGGGTGCTGACGGATCGCCGTCACCATCGCGCGCGCTTCGAACACATCGCCACCCGGACTGTTGATGCGCAGGTTGATCGTCGGTGCGTTGATCTCGCTGAGCTGCTGCACGAAAGACTCGGCGGAAATGCCCCACCATGCGTCGATCGCGTCATACAAGTAGATCGTGACCTGATCGTCCGACGCCTTGACGTCGAAGGATCGCGGCCGGTTCATGTTGTCGCGAATCAGGTTAAGCAGCGGATTGCGTTTCACTCGGAGCTCCTTGCAGCGGTGTAGGTGAATAGAGTTGGTCCCCGCCCGGCTTGGGTCCCATGTTTTCGTAACCGCGGATCTCGTCGATCGACAACCAGCCCGGACCCTGCGAGCCACCAATTGCCTGCCGGTAGTACGCGCCAAGCTTTTCCATATCCGCAGCGAGGTAAGCGCGGCGATCGAACCTGACCGTATAGCGACCGATGCGAAACAGCTTGCGGCGCAACTCCTGCTCATCACGCACCAGATGCGGCTGCATCGTGAACGTGATAAACGCCTGCGTCATGGTCGCCATGCCCGAACCCCAGGCAGACTGCTTTTCGCTCTCGCCGATCAGGAACGGCGGCACACCGAATGCACGCGCGATATCGATGACCTGAAAGTTGCGCGTCTCCAGTAACTGCGCGTCAGCCGCGTTCATCGCGAGACCCTGTGCCTTTGTGCCGCCGGTGAGAATCATCGGTTTATGAACATTCGGGCCACCGGCATAGCGGAGCTCGAACTCCGCGCGCAATTGGTCGACCGTTGTTTGATCCATCTTGCCGGCGTACTCCAGAATCACGCTCGGCATGACGCCGTTCTGAAAAAACTTGCCGGCATGGTTCTCAGCCGCGATCGATGTGCCGATGCTCTGGCGTGCGCCCCATCGGATCGTACTCATGCTTCGCAGGCCATCCCAACCGAAGTTGCAGAACTGGAGCATGTCGTCCTGGTCGACGCCGCGATATGTGCCGTCGTCAAACAACACGTAATAGGTGATCCGCCCGTTAGTCTGCTTCTCGCTCTCCACGCGCAACGGATGCAGCGGAATCAGTTCCTGCGGCACGCCATTCCTGTTCCGGCTGATGTATGCGAAGCCATCGCCGTACAGATGGCGGCTCGCCTCGGTGTACTCCCAGAAGACTGCAGCCGAACAGCACGGCGATGGCTCATCGTTGAGCAACGACAGATAGGAGTGGTCGTCGACGCGGCTGTTCGCGCCCTCCGCCTTCTGGAACATTTGCACCGGCATTGAAGCCTTAGCACCTGCGATCAGTCTGACGCAGGCATACACCGCTGAAACGCGCATCGCACTCTGCGGCGTTACGATGGTTCCCGCGAACGTCGGCTCGATATTGAACAGCTGCGCCATGCCAGTCCGGTCGCTAGAGACGACTGTCGACGCCTGCTCGTTATGCACAGCTGGCACGCCCGAGGGCTCGACGCGCTCAGGCGGGGCGCCGGCATCGCGAGCGCCCCAAAGTTGCTTTATGGATTCGAACATTAGAGTCCCACGAATGCGGTTTTGATTACCGGCTCGATCGTTGCGAGTGCCGCGCGACCGGCCGCCATGATCTGCGCGACGGCCGGATCGATCTTGTTTGCGCTTTTCTGTTTGTCCGGCTTGATGTTGCCGGCCGGATCCTTCGATGCGACAACGTTGCTCATCGCCCAGGTCATAACCGGGTCGTTCGGGTGGACCAGCTGACGGCCCTTGATCAGGCGCTCGAATTCCTTCATGGCTGGGCTCATGCTCGCGTAACCCTGCCCGAACTGGACCATGTTCGCGCCGTCGTTCATCAGGTCCGTGACGAGCTGCGAGCTGTTCCATCGGTCAAAGGCAATCTCGGCGAACGGAAAGCGCTCCATCAGCTTCGCCGCGTCGCTCTTGATGAATTCATAGTCCGTCACGTTGCCAGGCGTGAGCGTCAACCAGCCCTGCTCCTTCCAGACCATGTACAGCCGATGATTCGGGTTCTCGGAGTCGAGCGCTACGTCTTCGGGCAGGTAGTGTTTGCCCCATAACGCACGCATGCCGTCTTCGAGAATAAACTGCAGACCCAGCGAACAAAGGTCCGAAGTGCTCGCGAGATCCAGACCGCCGTACACCGCGACAACGTCTTCGAGATCCTCCAGCGTGTACGTCTTGCCACACGCCTTCCATTTGTCCATCGCCATCCAGAGATGCGATGCTTTGACCCAGATATTGAAGCGCTTTGTCAGCACGTTCGCCTGAGCCGATGGCTCGTTCTGCGCAACACGTACGGACTCGGCGAGATTGTCCGGGAAGACTGAGATGCCGAGATTCGGATTGGCCTTGATCCAGTGCTTAGGATCTGTCCAGTCGTCCTTTTCGTCGTCCTCGCCGCCGTCGTATCCATCGAGCGTGTAGATCACGCCGAAGTACGCGTCGTCGTCGATCGCCTCCTCAAGGATCCGCCGCACATAGTTGCGCTGCTCGATGCAGATCGAGTTGACGACATTGAAACCGGCCGTGGTGATCGCGAACATCAGCGGCTGCGATCGCGAGCCAGTTGCCGATTCGATAACGTCCCACAAGGCCCGCGACGGATGCGCGTGCAGCTCGTCGAGAATCGCTCCATGTGGATTCAACCCGTCCTGCGTCAGCGCGTCCGCGCCGAGTGGCTTGTACGTGTTCGCAGTGCCCGGCAGGAGGATGTCGTTTTTGACAATCTGCAGATGCTTGCGCAGCTCGGCCGACTGCAGCACCATGCGCTTCGCCTCTTCGTGGACGATCTTTGCCTGATCCAGCTTGGTTGCAGCGGTGTAGACCTCCGCGCCAGCTATTCCGTCACCGATCAGCAGATACAGCCCCACGCCAGAGAGCAGCGTCGACTTGCCGTTCTTACGCGCGATCTCCCAATACGCCTTGCGGAACCGGCGCGTACCGTCCGCACGCAACCAGCCGAACAGCACGGCGAGCCAGAACGCCTGCCACAGCGACAGCTCGAAACGCGTGCCTGCCCACTTGTCCTTGCTGTGTTTGAGGAAGTCAAAGAACGCCAGAACATGCCGGGCGTGCGCTTCGCTGAAGATCAGGCCGCGCGCAGCACCCGTTTCGAGATCACGATAGTGACGCTCGACGGCTTTGCGCACCCACTTGCTGACCACGATCTTTCCTGCGAGCACGTCCCGACCGTACGCGTCCCAGTCAAGATCGGCATTTTTCATCGGGAGTGCACGAGTTTGGGAGGCTGCGGTTTGCCCGATACGAAAGCCACCAGCGGGTCGAACATGTCGGGCTGCTGCGGTTCACGCATCGCCTGCTTGACCTTCGCGAACGACGGTATCGTCAAGCACGCTTCGGGCAGCATGCGCAGCAGCTCCGTTTTCAGATTGCGCGCCATGTAGTAGCACTGGTGCGGCTGCTCATAACCGTTCGGCGTCGTCACCATGAACGACCCTTTGTTCCCGGCCGCGTGCTTTTCGACAGCAGCCTCGGCATCGACCCACTGAACGAACGTCGACACGATCAGGTGCATCAGCATCGCGTCAGTGCGGTGGATCAGGCCGTAGTCTTTCAATGCGCCAGCCACGTAGTCCCACACGCGCTGCTCCGCGAGCGACAGCGATTTAAGCGGCGCAGGCACCTCCGATTCCACGCCATCGACGCGTTGCTCGGCGGCAGCCTGCCCGTCCAGCACGCCGATAGAAGGCGTAGAAGGCTCCATGGCGGCTCCTGGTTAAAAACGAGAAAAGTTACTGTGGGCGGCTCAGAGGGCCGATTTTTCACCCCCCCCTCCTCCAAAAAACTGCCGCGCGTAAAAACAAGCCTGAACGAGCGGTCCCAGCCGCAAAAGGCTCAGACTTTTGCCACCCCCCGGGTGGCTTCCTTTCGCCAATCAGGGCCTGCAGGCGCGCGTAAAAGCCGCGCTGCGCCGCTGCTGCTCGACGACCGAGGCGCGCGCGACGGCGGCTAGACCGAGCCCACAGCAGCCCGCTGTCGCGCTCGCGCGCTCTCTTGCGCCGTCTTGATCGCATGGCACGGATCGCAGATCGCCTGCAGGTTGTCGTCGTCGTCCGTGCCGCCTTCGGCCTTCGGCACAACGTGGTCGACGCTATCGGCCTTCGTCACGTCGCCGGCACGCAGGCAGACCTGACACAGACCGCAGTCACGCTTGAGGATGCGAATGCGCGTTCGTGTCCACTCGGATCCGTAACCGCGCGCATGGCGGTTGCCGCGATGCGCATCTGAACGCCAGCCGGCAGCATCGCGCTTGTGTTCGTCGCAATAGCCAGCACGATCGACGAGCTGCGCGCATCCCGGATGACGGCATGGCGTCGGTGCTTTCCGTGGCATTCATTGCCCCAATGCAAAAAGCCCTGAGGCTTTCGCGATCAGGGCTTCGTATGTGTTTCGTGAAGGCGCACGCCTCCACATGACCTAACGGGCTCCAATGATTATTTTTATGTCGCCGAGAGGGTTGCACGACTAACGCGCGGTGCCAGCGTATGTCCAGTGCCGCCGTAAAGGACGGCTCGAAATATAGAGCAAAGCGAAACAACTTGCAACACGTCACGATCGTGTGCGTCGGCGCACGACATCAGCTGCAGATCCGTCGATACGATCCAGCACTGCCAGCATGCCGTGAAAGTATCCTGCCCAATGCCTGCGATACACAGGCAGCGAAACGCCGAGCGCAAGTGCGCGTGCCGCCTCATCAACTGGTGCGCGACGCGATCCATCGCAGACCGTGCACACATGCGTATGCGACACACGCTGCTTGATCTGAACGACGCCACGCCCAAGGCAATCCTCGCATCGCACGTAATGCCGGATCGGCAGCGGCCCACGTCGGCCACAAAGAAACGGCACGTACTCTTCGAGCTCAAGAATGCGACCTGCGCCGGCACACGCATCGCATGTCGCGGTTTGAGTGGTCGGAACCATCACGTGCCCAAACGCGATACCGCGCCCGCCACAAGCGGCGCACATATCGGCGACCCACTCGACAATCAGACGACGAGCAAACCGCTCGATGATATCGGCCAGCGCACGCTCCGCTTCTTTGCCTGCCCTGCGATCGCGGTTTGCACTCGCATCACGACCAGTGAATTTCGACCGATTGAATTTCCCCGACGACCGGATGCGATTCGCGAGTAGCAGCGTGGCGCGATGCATGCCCGCACGGCGAATGTCCTGCCCGTACTTCATACGCCACAACAGATTGCCCAGTTCGTCTGCGAAGGCAAGCGCGCCCAAAGTAACTTTCGGATCGCCTACCGAATCACCAAGCTGACTGCGAACATTCATCGCGACACCGGCTTGCTCTTTGAGGTCGATCATTGCTTACCCCCATTCCGTCCCATTGTCCCAATGTCCCAAGGAAAAAAAGTTGCGAATGCGCGCGGGCGCCCGCGACATGCGCACCCTCGCATGCACGTCGCGCACGTCGCACGCATCACGCGCACATACGCGAGGCGATGCGCTTGGGACGTCGGGACATGGGACCGTTTGCAGCGCGCCGAAAAATTGACGACAGCGCGCCGATATACGCTGACGCGCGCGCCAAAGCCTGCGGCGAGCGAGCAAAACGGCGCGACGAAATTGGCATCAAAGCGGCGCGTCATCATCGTGCTCCGCTCGCGCAACAGTGGCCGGAATGACGGGCGTCGGCTCGTCGACGGGATCCGGAGGCGTGTAGTACCACTCGCGGTTGCCACTGGATGCGCGCTTGCGGATCCAGCCAAGCGACTTCATGGCCTTACCCACGCGACGCTGCTCAGCCGGCGACCACTTCGCGATTTCCAGCTTCAGGCAATCGCCGAGAATGTCTTCCATCGTCACCTTGCTCAGCATGGCGATGTGACGCGCGATCATCGTCTCGTAGATGTCGCCTTCGTAACGCGCTTCCTGCTCTGTCGAGAACAGCGGCTTCTCATGCGGCAAGACCTGCCACGGCGCGGGCAGCACGCCACCCGCCTCGGCGTTCGCCTGTTCCCACTCGCGATACTCCTGGTACGCTTCCGCCCATATCTGATCGCGGTCCTGAGCGAGGCCGCGCAAATCGAGCGGTGTGCCCGCCTTGACCGGCCAGTACCGTCGGTTCCCCGATTCGTCTTTGAGGTAGGTGTCAAAGTTGACGGTGCCACCAAAGACGCTCTGGCGCGGCACGTCAATCGCACGCCGCGCATACGGTGGCCGGTATGTGTCGACTGCCGTCGTAAAGAACCGCTTTGCGTTGGACGAATCGCTCTTGCTCAGCGCATCGAGCTCGGCCAGCTCGATCAGCCACTTGCCGGCCATCACCGAAAACGTGTCTTTGTCGCCGATCACGATGTTGGCGTCGGTGAACCACTTCTCGCCCCACAACGTACGGAACAGCGCCGACTTACCAGCATCCTGTACGCCCTCCAGAATCAGGACGTTATCCATCTTGCAACCGGGCTTCATGACCCGACCGATTGCGCCGAGCAGGAACTTGAATGCGACGAGGCGCACGTATTCCGTGTCCGGTGCGAGGGCGTATTGAACGAGCCAGGTACGCAGCCGTTCCTTTCTGTCCCATTGCAGGCTGTCCAGATAGTCGCGAACCTCGTGATAGCGGTGACGATCCGCAACCAGAAATACGGCGTCTGCGACGACATCGCTGCGTGGACTGAACGAGTAGCGTTGGCCGAGCCAGAGAACACATCGCGCGTCGTCGCGATCGGACCACTCGCCGACTTCACCGCCCTCAAACGGAGGCGGCTTGAGCTTCATGATGCGAAGCGAAAACTGCTCGAAACCGAAGACGCCCTGCCATTTCTCGTCGTTCGACAGGATCGCGAAAATGTTGTCGAGCGACGGCAGGATCGCAGCCGACTTCTCTGCCCGCCGCAACTGCTGACGCCACGTAAAGGCACCGTTCTCCACTTCGACGTCCGCACTGCTCGCGTCAGCAGACGTCGCGGAGGCCGCGGAATGCGGGTCAATTACGGTGCGCACGTCATTCGCGGCCGGAGCCGAGATCACGCCGGCTTTCTGCATCTCCTCGATCAACGCTGCCGCACGGTTGTAGCCGATGCGCAGGCCACGTTGCACGCCCGAGACGGTCGCGCGGCGACCCTGCCGGACGAGAGCGACTGCCTCGCCATACAGCGGATCTGCGACCGGTGCCACGGCGTGAAGGTGCGGATATGGCGGTATCTCGTCGGCGGCTGGAGCGAGGGCCGCGAGCAACGCCGCCTCGATCTGCGCCTTGACGACGTGCAAGCCCTCTTCGCAATGCAGGTCGTTGAAGTCGGTCAGCTTGCGCTCGCCGCGATCGGCAAAGCGCGGATACACGATGCTCGCGTACCCCACATCAGCGACTGCCTCTTCGGCACGCTTGCGCCCGGTATTCTCGAAGCGCCACACGCGCTCCGGCATAACGTCGTTCCAGACTGCGAGCTCAATGTATTCGACGCCGCCGTTGATCTGCTTGTACTGAGCATGCAGCATGTACGAGGTGTTCTTCGCCTCGATCTCGATAGCGTCGGCACCGATCACCAGCTCGCCGCTGTAACCGTAATCCGTTGTGAGGTGCTCACGCAGGCGCTGCTCGATCTTCCAGTCGTCGTCAGCACAGATCAGGATGTGGATGTCCGGATAGGCCGCGCGCAACGCGCGAGCAGCCGGCAGGATCCCGCCCGCGTCGTAACACACCGACAGCGGGATCTGGGCGTCCGTCGCCATGCGAATCGAGCGGCCGGTTGCATACCCTTCCGCGAGCATGACGACCTTGTCGCCGACGGTGAGCTCGCCAATGCGGAACTCAGCGCCTTTCTTCTCCATGCCCTTGTTAAACCGCTTCGCGCCATCAGGCGTCACCTTCTGCAGGCCGACCATGCGCGGCTCGCCGGCGCCGTACTGATACATCGGCACCAGCAACGTGCCTTCGGCATCAAAGCGAACGCCTTCCGGCGTAATCTGCTTGCGGGTCAGATACGACGACTCACCGTCTTCGAACGCGTTCTGCCACTGCTGACGCGCCCGATTTGAAGCCATCTTCGCGGCATGCAGCCGCTTGCGCTCGTCTTCGCGATCGAGCTCAGCCTGTCGGGCGCGCGTGGCGGCCAGGTCTTCGGGCGCAGCAGCCTCACCCTGCCACTCAAAGGCCTGCGATCAGTTGTCATCACCGATCCAACGCCCGTACGCGCCGATGTAGCCAAGTACCTGCCCATGACGCACAACCTGATGGATCGAATACCAGAATTTCTTGCCGGGACCATAGCGGTGCGGCTTGCCGTTGTCTGAAACGCGCGGATGACCTTCTGGAAGTTTCGGATGGCCAGCCGCCGCGAGTTGAGCTGCGATCTGTTCAAGTGATGCCATGCGTCAACCTGCGATCAGGGCGCGTTCACGGTCAAACAGGCGACGCCACTTGGCGCGCCCGGCAGCAAATCTCCCTGCGCTTGCGACGAGTTTGCGTGCGAGCGGATGCCGCGCTCTAAGTGCGGAAGCGGTATTGGACAAAGTCACTTTGAATCCCCGGATTATTTAGAACGAAGACGAGACCATTCCGCCGACATCAACTGGTCGAAACGAGCCAGTTTCTCCGCGTTCAGATAGCCGCCGATCTGGCTTCTGAATGCGTTGCGTTCGGTCTTGGTTTGAAGAGCCGCGCAGTAGAGTGCTGCGCGTGTAACGAAACTGTCTGTCTGGCCGACGTCCACCGCATGCTTCGCGATGAAGTCGGCGGACTGCGGAAACGTCTGCAGTAGAACCGTGATGAACTGCTGCACGCCGGCAGGCGCGTGCTCAGCCAATCGCGCGAGCTCGTTGGTGCCGCACAAAAGCTGCCAGCCGTAGTCGCAGGCCAGACCGACCTGCTCCCGATGCGGGTTGCAGCACATCATTCCCGGTTTGAAGCGCATCAGTTATTGACGACCTGATTTGCTAAGGCGCAGGACCGCACCGACCATGCGGTCGATGATTCCCTGCTGGGCGCGGGCAGCCACGACAATCGCATCGGCCTCCGGCCCTGTGATCCTGCCGTCCGCGATCGCCTCGCGAACTTCGCCGGCTACGACACCGGTCTGACGCGTGAGCTCCAGAGCATCGAGCGCCACGCGGTCAACACTGCCGCGTGCGTCGACGTCATCGGCCGCCGCAGCGCGCAGGCCGAATCGTTCATTGAGCGCGTGGATCGCGTCGACAAAGTGCGGTTGTCGCTTCTCTTCCATCCATTCGATCAGCAACTCGAACATTTCCATCGACAGGCGGTTCTCGCCTTCACCGCGCAAACGCAGGCGCAGCGACTCTGTACCAATGCTCTTACCGCGTCGATTGGTCAGGAAAGCCGCTGCGTCTGCGACGCCACCAGGGGTATTGCGCACCGACGTGTAAAGCACGTCGAGCCAGTCCGTGCCGCTGTATCTGCAGGTCATTTGAGCCCCAATTTTGTCTTTGTAGACGCCGCGTTTCATTCTGTTTACCGCGTGCGCTGGTCCGTACTATTCAAACTCACCACACCAACACGACCACCATGTTCAAGAAACCTTCAATGCGGCGCCCTACTGCTATCAGCCGCCGACGCCTGCTCCGGCCGAGTCGCGAAGTAATCAAGCAGGGCCTGCACCGTGGAAACGCGCGGATCGCGGACGATCCCGCATGCGATCTTGGTGAGGGTCTGGTACGGCACCCCGCTTCTGTCGGAGATCTCCGGCCAAGTGCCGCGTGTTTCGTCAAGCTTGCGCATGACGGTGTCCAGCATTTTTTCCTGTGGCATTTTTCTGCCCCTAAACAATGCAAGTGACCGGATCATATCCTTTTGGGGATATTTCCTCAAGTGGACACCTGCGCCGAAGTATCCCGCAAGGGGTATCCATATTCGGCAATATTTCGCGTATGAACAGGAAACCACTCAGGGAAGTATTGGCGGACAACGTGCGAGCTCACATGAGCCGGAACGTGGCCGTCGATACGCAGACGAAGCTGGCCAATCGAGCCGGCATTTCACAGAGCTCCGTCGCACGTGTGTTGGCGGGCAACGTGGATACTCAGATAAGCATTGTCGCAGCGCTGGCGGACGCGATAGGCGTCACCCCTGGCCGCCTCCTTGACCGTGAGGAAGCGGAGCCCGAGCTGCAGCTCGACCGAGAGCGGTTCGCCAAGCTGCCTGCAGCGGAGCGGGCCAAGATACAAAGCTACATTGATTTCGTTATGGCGCAACCGCCCACGGCGGACGCTGACTCACTTTCGATATCGCAAAAGCTGACCCAGACAAAAGACCAAGAAGATCGCACCCGCCGGGCCGCTCAACGTCCAATCTCCACCGAATCGTTGAGCATTGATGAAAACCAAGACCAAAAAGCCATTCCGGGGCATCGAGGCAGCAGACGTCGGAAGTAATATTTTTCACTTCCCCGCTTCCGAAGCCGCAACTCAGGCTCGCAATCGCCTTGCGCGCCAAACTGCCGTACGCGAACGCCTAACCACACTCGCCTGCACTAATGACGCCGCAGCGCCTGTGGCAATCGCGATGGCCACCGTGCTGCCAGATGGCACCGTAGAGTTCAGCGCAACCGGCATTGAACGCGACTTCGCGGCTCCCACTGCGGACGCACTCGATCGCCTCTCAACAATCCTTCGCTTTCACGCCGTAAAGCCACGGCGCCAAAACAGATTTCAACAAGGCATCACGACACTGGCGCCACTGGTGTCAATCGCCTTCATGTTAGCCACGTATATCAACGACATTCCGTGGCTGGATTCCGCTCTGATGTTGGCAGGTCAACTCTCGGTGAATTGGCTACTCAGCCGACCCCGCCCGTCCGCCGCGAAGCAATCCTCTAGCGGGTAATTACCCGCAACTTTTGAAGCCCGATTCTTCCTCGGGCGCAGAATTCCGGTTACGGATATCCCCAAAAGGATTGACAGAGAATATCCCTTTGGGGATACTTCGCTCGAAGCGCGCCGCTCCGACGCGCTCAATCGACGGAGAACCTTGATGAAACAAATAGTTGATTCAGCCGGAGAAGCCCGGCGGGCGTGGCTTCGCGGGATGCAGGACGATCTCATGCCGCTGCAAAGTGACTTTGAAAAGTCGCCAGCCTTCCGCCTTTCCCTGATCGTCGCCGCAGTTGTAGTCGGCCTGAGCCTGTTTGCACCGGAGCCGGCATCGAGCTCGGCGCATGTGGCAGTTCGCGCAACGGTCTGAGGCGGGCGTCATGGCAAAACGCAATCGCAACGCACCACCTGAGCCCGAAGTGCCAATGGGCATCGTCGCCGTGTTTTTCGTGATCGCACTTGTCGTTGCGTTCGCGAAGGTCACTTCGGGGTCAGGCCGCAGCTACGCCGAAACCCAGTCTCAAGTTCGCGTGGTGTAGGAGCCGATATGGCCGAGCGGATTCCCGTCACCGATATTGACATCGCGCGGGAACATCGCCTCCGCCATCTTCCCGGCTCTCCCGCCACTGCAATCCCCGCTCTGCGGATCTGCCTCGCGAATTGTGCCGAGCTGCGGAAAAAGCGAGCGCAGGTAGACCAACCCACGCTGGACGGCAAACGTCTTGCCGCTGGCGACATCGACTAACGCCACATGCAAAAACACAGACTCCAGGTTCCGCAGGAACCGACACGCCGAGACACGATCGGCCTTCGTACCTACGTTAAGTACGACCCGATGGCACCGCGCGCGACGACGCCGATCATGGTGGGCAAGCACGTCGTTGCGCGACGGCCACTGCATGGCAGCGTGCACACGCTTTACATGATCCTGGACGGGTCGACGGTCGTCAGCACGTCCATATCGGTTCCGAACGAGTACGACTGCGACGCCGCGATCAACAAACATCGTCGCAAGCAAGCCGCCAATCTTGCCAATAAGACGATCGCAAAGGCGAAACGCAAGCCGCGTGCGCTCCGTATCAAGGAGGTCGCGTGATGTTCGCCCTTCTCGTCGCCCTTACCACTTGCTGCGCCGCATGGTTCGTCACCGGCCCCGCGCAGCACCGTCACATCGGTTTCCTGTTCGGGCTCGCCGACACAGTTCTCTGGCTCTTCGCCGGCATGTCGGCCGGCAAGATCTTCGTCGTCATCGTCGCCGCGTTCTGTGCGCTTTGCTTCGCACGGCCGTTCCTGCGCGTGCGCCTCTATTCCCGTCTCCGGAGGCAACATGGTTAATGACCTTTCCCCGATTTGCAAGGCGCTGATCAGCCTGTTCGCCAGTACGGCGACCCCGCTGACGATTAGCGACATCGAGAACGCGCTGGTAGACGCCAACAAGGCCGCCGTGCGCGCTGAGCTGCAGATGCTGGTCCGCGCGACCGTAGCAAATCAAGCCGTCCGCTACGTAGACGAACGGCTCGTCTACTGGCTCGCAGGAACTCCCCTCGAGCCCTTCGACGGAACACTGCTCCACTACCCGCCGACGTCGATGGAGATCAAATGGAGCGCCGCTGGACGTACCTATGTTGTCGGACATGACGTCACGCTCGCGGACGTTGGAGGCATTCCTCGCACGCAGGAGACCCAACATGCCTAAGACCAGCCCGCTCGTTCTCGACGCGATGATCGTCACCGGCAACACCAAAGCCGCCATCAAGGCTGCAGGCGGCGGATCGTCAGATCTCTGGACCGTCCCGCCCGACCAGATCCACTACGACCCTCGCGATAACGTGCGCCCGCTCGATCACGACCGCGTGCGCCACCTCGCCGAGCTCATGAAGGCGAACGGCTACGATCGAAAGAAACCGCTCGGTTGCTTCGTGCGCAAGGTCGGTGGCGAGGACCGGATTTTTGTGTACGAAGGCCAGCATCGCTACCACGCTGCATTGCTCGCTATCAAGGAAGGCGGGTTTGCCGAGAACAAAGAGATTGACCGGCTACCGTGCGTAATCGACGAGGCCAAGTCAGTCAATCGCACCAATCTGATCTATGCCGGCATCACGAACAACGACGGCGAGAAGCTGACTCCGTTGCAGCTCGCTGAAAAAGTGATCGAACTGCAGGCACTCGGCGAGACCAACAGTACGATCTGCAAGCGCCTCAACATCACGGATCAGACGATCCGCGACGTTCTCCTGCTCGCGTCCGCACCAGCGGCTCTTCACAAGTTGGTCCGCGACAAGGTCGTCTCGTCGACGCTCGCTATTGACGAGATCCGCACGCACGGCGGCGATAAGGCGCTTGAGCGGCTTCAAAACGCAGCTGCTCAGGCTAAGGCAGGCGGGAAGGCGAAGGTCACCAAGAAGGTCCTCGAGAAGCCAGTCGCGCACAAGATCACCGACACACAAGCAAAGCAACTTTTGCAGGCGCTGCAGTCGGTCCTACACGATCCTGTGTTCGGCAGGCTTTCGCCCGGCACAGTCGCCGGTGTGCACGCGGCACTCACTCCTCACGCCGATCTGCTCGATGCCGTATCGACGAAGCGCACAAAGCACCCGATCCATACGCCCAACGAAAACGGTGTTTTTGCGAAGTGCGAGACGATTCGTGCGCCCATGTCAAAGCGAACTGGACTGTCACCAGCAGAGATCCATCTGGCGCAGCCTGACGACGGCGTCTGGATTTACTCCACCACGCTGCGCGTTGGCCACAGCTACACGTCAGGTCTGCCCTCCATGCGCGACTTCACGTCGACGTATCCGACACGCGTGCAGGCCATCAGAGCGGCTGTAAGCGACTTCACACGAGCACTCGCCCAAGCACACACGACGAGCACAAAGGAAGCGCCGATCGTGCGTGCGTGGCTCGACAAGCTCTGGACGATGGCCGACCCGGATTGGACTGAGGAAATGGCGATCGCGCAGGAGCAGGCACGCGTAGACACCGCTCTCGCAAAGCAGGCCAAACCGACGAGCCGACCCGCGTCTGCATGGACGTTTCCAACCGGCTCGCGTCCGGAGGGCAAGTAAATGACGGTTCGCCCGGCCACTTCTACCCCACGTCCGCTGCCGCGTAAGCGGGAAGCGGCGGACAAACGCCCAAGGCTTTCCCTCGCTGGCGCCGTCCCGGCGCACGCATCGAACGACGACGTCAACAGCAGCGGGCTCGCGCCCGCCAAAGCGATCCAGACGAACGAAGCGCCGCTCGCGCGGCGAAAAGCTATCCAGAAGAAGGGAAGCGAGTCGGATTCCCGACTCGCAAACCTCGCTCGGATCGACGCGGTTCGCATCGAGATACGCAAGCTGGTCGACGAGATCGCACTTGGCGCTGACATCGAGCTGCTCGACCTCATGCGCGACGAGGTAGGCAGCTTTCGGCGGCACAAAGCGGCGCAGGAAGCACGTACATGGGCTAACGCTGCCGGCGTCCAGCTCGAAACAGGACTGATGATGCTCGACCGCGCAATGCGGCCGACGTCGACGTGAGAGGCAACGATGAGACTAAACGAAAACGAATTGCGCGCACTCCACGCCGAAGCATGTGCGGCTGCATTGAGCAGCGATCGCAGCGTAACGCCAGCAGAAGACGCGTTCTGGCCGCTCTACATTCAATCGCTTCTCGACGCGCACGGCGCGCACGCGATGCTGAGTATTGCCGCGCGTGACGTCATCGCGGAACGGCAGCGCCACGTCGACGTCGAGGGCTGGACGCCGGAGTACGACGATGAACATGCACCCGGCACTCTCGCGTTGGCCGGAGCTGCGTACGCGCTCGATGCGGGCTATGCGCTCGACTCGTTTGTGCCGGCCGACGCGGATCATCCCGAGCCGCTGTTCTGGCCATTTTGCTCGGAATGGTGGAAGCCAGGCACACCGCGGAGTGGGCTGGTCAAAGCCGCTTCGCTGATCCTCGCAGAGATCGAGCGCATCGATCGGGATCCGGGTGACGAGTCGGGCCATCACCACTCGGACGGAGGCGACCTGTAATGACCATTTCACTTGTCGAAGATCGCCGGCCCGGGCTTCGCGAGCTCGCAGAAAAGCTCAAACGCGAGCATCCCAGCTGGAGCGCTAGTCGTTGCGCGAACGAAGCCAAACAGATCTGGAGCCGCCTCAATCCATCGCGGCCGAACAGGAGCAAGTCATGACCTTCAAACCCACCGAAGCAAAGATTACTCTGCACGGTCTCGGCTTCCTGCAGCTGCAGCTTGCCGCCAATATGCGTCTCCACGTTTGGCATCCGGAACTGCCGCGCCGCACGTGCTTTGAGCATTCAGCCATCCACGACCATCGCTTTGGCTTTGATTCTCTTGTATTGGTCGGAACGCAGATCAACCACACCTATGCGCAGACGTTCGTCGATACGGCGCCTGACTTCGTGGTCGACAAGACGCATACCGCCTACCTGCATGAAGGCGAACGTACCCGCTTTGGCAATCGCCCATGGATTCCGGATTACGAGCTCGTACTCGCGAGAATGCACGTTCAGGTCGTGCCGGCCGGCAAGCAGTACTCGATGGACCCATACGTGTTTCATCGCACCGAGCCAGCCGGCGACGGCCGCGTAGCGACACTGATGACAAAGACGTTCGAAGGCAGTCGCGGAGCGCACTCGCTATGCGCAATCGGCGTCGAGCCGGATGTCGACTTTGACCGCAATCAGATCAGCGAGAAGCGCATGTGGGAGTTCGTACGCGACGTGCTGGGAGACATTCCGGTCATGCCGGCGGCACAGCGACGGATCTGCTGCAACATCCGTCGCACGAATCCGGACGAGGCCTGCGCAGATTGCCCGGCCGAGGCAGCAGGAACGCAGGCGCGCACAGGAGGTCATCAATGAGCCGCATGTCGATTGATTCAGGTCGATACGTGCCCGTAATCGTCAACGGGCACACCCAATGGGCGCGTGACCAAGTTGCTTTGCAGGCAGAGATTCTGTCGCTGCTTGAGCGGGACGGTAGCCTGCCGAAGAAGCGAATCATCATGGCCCTGTCGACGGCACAGGCCGCGATTGAGACAGCGCTCGGCGCCCTGCTAGATACGGGCAAGATCGAGCGCTATCGCGCAATGAGCGTGCGTCGACGGATGGATGAACACTGGTGCGTCGCAGGGCGGGCGCCGGCAACGAGCCGGGCCGACTTTCGAGCAATGGAAATTTTGGCAGCATTTCAACAAGCTGCCGCGCGACGAGCTGGGAGCATGAGCGCATGAAAACTTTTGATCTGATTGAGTGTGCGGAGTTTTTGAAGGTCGACCGCAACACGGCGATGAAACTCGCCGGCACAGGCGAGCTGCCCGGCGCCAAAATCGGCCGAGCTTGGGTGTTCCTCGAAGATGACGTCGTCGCCTTCCTCAGGAAGAAGGCGCAGGAGCAGTCGCTGCTGCGCTTGCAGGGTGCGCATGAGCCGGAGGCTGATGCTCAAGTCGCCCGAGCTATCGCAAAGCAGATCGGGACGCCAGATCGACGCAGGCCGGGCCGGAGAGCGCGCACTTTGCCAACTCTTCCCGACCTACCACAGACGTACGGCCAGGTCGCTGCCGCGTAGATTGGAGTAACGCATGAGCACCTTCGTGTCCGAGTGTCCAGTGATCTTCGCGATCTGGACGTCGGACAGCGAAGTGCGCTCATAGAGCCGCGATGTGGCCTCATGCCGCAGATCGTGAAACTTCAAATCCCCACACCCCGCCGCATCAAAGATGCGCCCAAACTGGCCCGATAGCCGTACCGACACTGCCGCCAGCACCTTCTTATCACGCGACCCGTCCCACCAGGGGAAAAGCCGGCCGCCGTCGAAGTTGAACCCGTCCATCTCCGCATCGCCACCCTTCACGAGCTCGACGTAGTCCTCAAACGCCCGCAATGCGACGGTCGTCAACGGCACCTGTCGCTTGCTACCGTTCTTCGTCTTGTCGAGAAACACGGTCCTGCGGCCGACGTCTACCTGCGTGACATCGAGCGTGTACATTTCGCGCATCCGCATGGCCGACTCGATACCGAGCTCGAACAGGAACACCATCGCCGGCCGATATTTCAGCTCTGCGCGCCGTTGCCGATTCTCGGCCTTCTCGCCGTCGAGGATCCGCCTGATCGCCTTTTCCTCATTCGCGGACGGCCGCCGATCGCGATGCTCATCTTCTTTCGGCGTCTTGTCCTGCGCACGTACTGCGGCTGAATCTTCCTCGGTGTACGTCGCATAGCGCTTCGGCAGCAGGCGCAATGGATTGGTCGCCAGCGACGGCGTGCCGGATCGCACGACCCAATCAAAGCAGCGCGCGAGCGCACCGACATAATGACGTATGGTCGACGGCGCCATCACGTCTTTGCGCTTCATGCTTTTGACCCAGCCTTCAGCCCATTGATAGTCGACGCCCGTCAACGCCTGCCCCGTCCATCGCCCAATCAACGCATTGAGCAACGAGACATCTGAATCAGGCAACGACACCTTGGTCATGTAAGAGCGAATGCCATCGTCGACGGTCACCAGTTCGCTGCGGCGAGCAACGAGATCTTCGGGAAGTATGCCGGCGTCGAGCATCTGCTCCAGACGCCTGACGTATGCGTCGCCCTCCTCCTCAGTATCGAAGGTAAGGGAAAGTGGCTTTGGCAGAATGCCTTTGCGCCGAATGATGTATTCCCACGTCCCAGACGGACGCATTCTTTTAGTGGCCAT